TCCTTTATCTCAGGCTACGATTGTAGCGTATTCCCATGTCAATGTTGGATCTATTGTTTGCCATGTTTCAGTTATTGGTGTGGTATTCCAACGCATCGCCACTTGGCTATATGCCACAGGCGACAAATTAATTGTTAGGAATAATTCGTTGAACCTAGTGCTCCATGACCAGCCTTCAACATAACCTTCAAATTCACCATCTGAGATTTGCTCAGGTAGGTTTTGCAGGTTAAGCGGTTGCCCCATGAATACGCCTAGCAAATTATCTCGATCACTATTGTCGATCTCTGGATTTGTGATTGGAAAAGTAATGCTCTGGAATGCTGGCAATGGAAATGCTCTTTGAGCAATATATCGATCTGCCACAGCTTGAGCATCCACAGCTGAGTGAAGCACCGATTGAATGCTTTCGGCTTTGTAGCCATAAGTCGCAATTGATGTTGCAGATGTAGCTGTTTCCTGTGAGCCAAAATTGTTGCCATAATTGATTACAACATCATTGCGAATATCACCTGACCTTGTAATCGTGCTAAGTCCTTGACCTAATGCATGATTGGCACTTAGATCAACATAGCCGTATGTCAGCAAATAATTCTGCCTGTGGTCTGCATCGGCATACCCGATATTGCCTTCATTGTCCTCGTATAAGTATCCAAATGCTGAGTTAGCAATAAGGCTTGCAATGTTGTAAATAGTATCTGCATCTGCTGCTCTGTTTTCCATTGTGTAAAGACCTGGCTGATCAATCTCACCAAGTCCTAGATTTTGCGCATTAGCCCATGTTTCTGTTGCATCGTATCCTGCCCAAGTTGTAGCTGCTGGCACATCATTCCAAGTGCCAAGTAATACGCTAGACAATAGGTCATAAATCTGATTGCCATCCTCATCCTGTGAGATTGTGCCGGCATATAATTCTTTTGCTAATTTAACAAGTGATCCCATTGCAAGGACTGAGTATTGAATAACAGTTGCATTCGATCCAGTAGCGCCAACGCTAACAGTTATATCTGTTATATCACCGCCAAAAATATTGACATAAGCAGCTGATGTGTCCTTAACTTGCAGACTTAAACTGTCGTTAATGTCGAATGGCAAGGTTTGACCAGTTAGTGCCACAAATGTGATTTGCAAATAAGATGGATTTGGTTGCTGGTAAATATCTGTTCGACCAGCCTGATGCTGAATATCGCTTATTGCAATGTCGGTGTAATCAACACCTGCAACAGTAAGTTTCCAATCGGGCGACCAAGCGGTCATTATCTACCTACTGTTCCGCCGACTAATAATCCTGCCGATCTTGCTGCGCTTTGATTAAGCACACTTGCCACAGCTCTTGCAGCACCTTCGCCATCAATAGCATTGACAGTTATGTTTGTAACTCCACCGCCAGTTGTGTAACCGCCATTGGGTAAAGGTGAATTAGAGATTGATGGCAAATCTGATCCACCTGCTAATTGAGATAATCCGTAAGTAGCGGCAATACCAGCAAGAGCAGCAACAGCCAAAGCAACAGATGTTCCTCCAGTAGCAAATGCTGTGGCAATTGCAGCACCAGCAGCAGCAGTTCTAAGGGCTTTCATAGCTGTAACTAAAGTCATAATTGCACTTACAAATGCTGCAATTTTATTAACAACAAATACAGTAGCAATAATGCCACCAAGAACTAATAGTTCATCTTTGATTGATATAATAAAACTCAATGTTGATTTTAATTGCTCACCAAATTTATATGCGCCTTCGGTGGCATCAGTAATGCCAGCGGTAACACTATCATCACCAGTCAAACCAGCTGCTAAGGCTTGAACATTTGGCACAACTGTTGCAAGCAAATAATCAGCAAATTCTTTAACAATTGGAAGTAAGGCTACTCCTATTTTTTCTTTTGTTTCATCAAGTGCAATCGTTAATTGCTTAAACTTAAACTCAGCATTAGTTGCTTCATTAGCAATAAATCCGTTGTATGTTCCTTTTAATTGCTGCATGATTTGATCATGCGACATTGTTTTTAAGGTTGCAGCATCAATGCCTAAGCCAAGTTTTCCTAAAGCGGCATTTTGTCCATCAAAACTTTTACCTAAAGCATTTGCCACAGTTTCAAGCGGCTTACCAGTTGCAGTTGATATTTCTTGCGCTAAGGATAGTAAATCTTGCGCCTTTGTAACATCCTGTGTTGATCGAACTAATCTTGCAAAAGCAGGTCTCAAAACATCATCGGTAGTTGCAGTCGCTATTGATTGCTTGGATATGTAGTCATCTAAACCAGCGATTTGCTCTTCAGTCGCTTTAGTATTAGATCGAATAGTTTGCTCAAGAGATTTGCGAGCCTTCTCATCCTCTGCTGCTGCCTTTACTGCTGATATACCAAAAGCAATTGCTGCTGCTCCAACAGCTGCAAAAGCCAATGCTGCTTTCTTGCCAAAGTCTGCTATCTGATCTGCTGATTTATTTACAACCTTTTCAGCATCATCTAAGCCCTTTTTAAGATTATCAATATCGGCTGCTAAGGCAAGCGTTAAAGTTCTACTTGCCATCATCAAACTCTTTTCTTATAGACAAAATTATATCCTCAAACTCTTTGATAATTGTCGGTTGTAAATGTCTAATGGTTGGATAAATAAACCAACCTCTTGAACCCGGACCTTTAGGCATCGGCCCTGACCATCTTGGAAATTGTGGGTATTTATTTGAACCAAATTCTGCAGCTGCACCAATACCTAAGCGATTACCCTTAGCATCATTGCGAGTATTAAATTGAGTTGTTGCACCGCCTGAGAATTTCTGTCCAGCAAATCCAAAAGATATTTCGCCAAGTAATGATGATTTTTTAACTTTACCACCTTGAGCAACACGATCTGCAACCTTGCCACGAGATGAAGCAATGCTTCTAATTTCATTTAATTCTTTTTGAGCAAGTTCGCCAACTCTGCGCTTAGTTTCCTCAACAGCAATATCATTCATGGTTCTCATAACTTTAGCAAATTGCATGAGTTCTTTTTTATCATAAACTATTAGAGGTTCGGTGCTAGTTGCCATTCCGTTCCTCCAATATCTCGATTGCTGTTAAAATATCCTCGCCATCAACCCACTCGCGCATTGGTATCTGTGTGGCTATTGCCAACTGAACCAATAATCTACTTAGGCTTCCGACTGGATGGCTTTTGGGTTTGCATCACCAACTTGAATGTCTGCAACAGTTTCCATCCATACTTCAAAAGGTTTCACAGGCTTTCCAGCAGCTTCGCGCTTATGAGCGTTATATGCCAAAAACATTAAATCCCACATTCCAATCTTTTCGGATGCTTGACTAATAATGTTTCCTGTTTGCTTTTCCCATTTTGCAAACTCAGGCGGTTGGGCTGTAAATGTTGCTTGCTCGCCTGAGTTGTATTCGATATTTATTTGTAACTTCATTGTTTGCTCCCGTTTATTTCTTAACTAAATGTTTCTGTTACTGCGCCACCTGTTACTAGAAATTCAAATGCAACTGTTTGTGCATCCATTCCTGCTCCGCCAGCTGTTGGGTAACTTGGCTTGATTGGAAATGAGAATACTGCACCAGTTGCGGTTGTTAATGAAATTGTGATGTCTGTATCCGGTGCGCTATCACAAGCAGTCCAAATTGCTTCACATACTGAGCTTGTCTTGCCCCAGTCGGCTAACATTTCTAATGCAAATGTAGCTGATACATTTGTGGTTTTGTAAGCCTCGCCATCAAGTGTTTGATAGGTCTGTCGCTCTAAAACCTTTGTTAATACTGCGCTAGTCGCTTGCGCTTCGATGTCTGTTCCACCTGTGAAAGACAACGAAATATCGCGACCGGTTATTACTGTGGTTGCCATGATTTCTCCTTATGCGGTTTGTGTGTAGTAGGTAGAAACTCGAACATCTGCAATTAGCAGCGTGCTTGCTCCAACTTGTGTAACAGTAGGTCTTTCTACTGAACTGACAACATATCCGGTTGGAATAACTGCCAGAACGCTCATTATTAGTTGCTCGATATTATCCAATGAAGCAGGATTGCTATTGTAAGCAACGGCAACTGAGATTGTAAAATTGATCTTTGCATGAATAGTAGATTTGTTAATTGTTTCTAATTCAAGATATGGGCTATCGGGAACGCAAACAACAGCTGGTGGAATAACAGTTTCAGGCACAAATGAATAAACATTTCCTGCAACACCGGCTAAAGCGGTTGCAAGTGGTGTGCGAATTTGTGAAAGAATTGTTGAAGCTGGCATTTATTGACACATGCTTTCGGTATCCATGTAACTGCCTAACAAACCCACGCAGGTGTTGAAAAGTGATCTGCCCATTTTGAAAGGCGTGCTGGTGAAATCTACTCCTTCAATTTGTCCTCCGCTTGAAAGTCTTGCTTGGAAAACATTGACTGAAACTGTGTAGACAGCTGATTGAACAGCTGCGTTTCCAACATAAGTTGATCCACCAGATAAGGTAGCAACTCCGGATGGGATGACATTAGCTTCGAGTATATCGGCATTAACGATTGCAGCTGCAAAGGTATATTGTCCAAGACCATCTGCAAGAACTGTTCTTGTTCCGTTGTATGGGCTTCCGCATCCTGTAATGACAACTGACTGTCCTTCCGTAAATTCATGTATTCCTAGTGTAGTGAAAGTAGCGACATCATCTGTCAGCGATACTTTCTCAATTGGGCTTTTAAATGTAACCAACATTGGCAAAATAACTGTTTCTGCGGTGTCAATAATTTGGTTTAGGTAAGCATCAGAATACAAGGCAGATGACACACCAAGCACGCTTCTTAACTCAGAAGCCGTAATAATGGTTGGCATGTCATCTCCTTTAGTTCTCCCATTATAAGCTGCCTGTGATCGGGAGCAACCACAGGCATTAAGTCAGTTACTTAATTAAGCAACCATAAAGCGATATGCGCCAGCGCCAACTTTGGTCGCTAATGCACCATATCCATAATATGCAACTTCAATTTGTCCATTAAGTGCAACATTTGTTTGAAGGCGTGTGCGTGCGCTCTCATACCATGTGTAACTGTCTGGATTAAGAATGATCAAACTGTTATCACCAGTTGGAGCAGCTGTTGCAAGGTTGCGTGCTACGCGAGCATTTAGACCAAGCAAGTTACCACCAAGTGATTGACCAGTTAGGTTTCCACCTTGATTGCTGTTACCAATTAGATTTTGGTAAATTGGGCGACCACCATCAGCAAGATTTAGGATTGCACCAAATTGCTCAGGTGACATCAAAATGTTTGTTGCTGTGCCTAATGTTGCCTTGTAAATTGCAACTGAGCCATCAGATACAAAGTCAAGTAATCCGGCTGCATCTAATGTGCGGTTTCCGCCATCAGTTCCACCAGCAACTAAACCGGCAATAATTGCAACATCTGTTGCTTTTACAAACGCAAACTCCATTTGACGAACAAGTTCATCAAAGAATGCAGGTGATGAACGATCAAGAAGTTCAACTGAGAATGTTTGTCCTCCAGCATATTTTTTAACATTTACAGTTAAGAATGAATTTGTCATTCCTGTTTCATCAATTGCTGCTTCTTCGGATTCTTCACCAACAGTAGGAACGGCAGAAATTTTAGGAATTTCGAAACTCATTCCGGCATCTGGTAGAACGCCTTTTGAAACGCTGTCATAAGCTGGGCGATCTGCGTTTGACAATGGGTTAATAATTTCTGTCAATTGACGAGTTGGGATCAGACCAGCGTTAGTTGATGTTGTGTCATCTGCTGCACGAACATAAATCTTGCTGTCATCATTTCCTAATGCAGCGCGAACTGAATGCTCCAAGTAGGTTGATTTGTTGATAATTGGTGAGCGTGGCTTTGTGTAAGCAACAGGTTGTGTTGCTTGGATTGCCACAGGCTCAGATTTTGCAGCTTCTACCGCTTCGGTTGCGATAGGAGCATCTGAAGTTGTGTCAGACACTTTGTCCTCCTGTGTTGTTGTATCCTCAGCGGTTGCTTCGGAATTCTCTGTTGGTGTTTCGGTTGCTGCAACATCTGCAACTCTTGCGCTTTCAATTGCCGGATCAGTTACTAAACTAACCTCAATTAACTTGGCTGCGGTGATTGACATAACACCATCTTTGTTTTTCCAATCATCAACCATTACACCAACGCTAAATCCATCTCTTAAACCTTCGGCTGCTTCAAGCAAACTGTCATCACCTGCAATTGTTCCGGCAATCTTAAATGTTGCTTCAATGCCGTTATTGTCAGCTGTTATATCCATCATTTTGCCAATTGGTCGAGTGCGATCATGTTCTAGCAATAATTTAACAGGCTTTGAGAAATCAATTGAACCTTTCTCGAATACAGTTGCTCCAGCGGATGTATTGCCACGCTCGCCCCAAGTAACAATTGTTCCTGAGATTGTGCGCTTACGGCTATCAGCTGCGGTTAGTGTTACTGGGAAATTGATCTTCATCGGATCAAGTCCTCCTCCTCTTGGATTTGCTCAACGCTCATTGCGCCAATGCGGTTTAGGATTTCATAAACTTGAGCACGCTCTAATGCTGAACCTCTCAAGAAATCATCAATATCAAATCTAACTTCAACACCATTTGGCACAAAATCACCTGCGGATAGGCGTTGCTCCAAAGGAGTTATTACATTTCTCAAACTAAAATCGATAAGAGCTTTGCGTTCCATAACAGTCGTGCTGTATGTCATGCTGGTTGTTTCAGCAGATAAGAAACTTGCCGGAATACCAACTGCTCTTGCAATTTCTGTTGCAAGATATTGGCGTGCTTCATTTAATTGTAATTTTTGTGGATCAAAACCTAAAGCTGTTAATTCAACATCAGCATTTAAGAATGCAGTTGCTCTTGTATTTCTAGCAACCTTCCAACTTTCAAGAAGTTTTGTAATTCGCTCTGGTGCAAGATTTGTTCCATTTGATTTTAACACCATTGTAGGAACTGGTTCTTTAGCGTATAATTCCGCTGCCTTTTCTAATTCTTGAGCAGCTCTTATTGTGCGACCTGCGCGATTTAACACACCTTCATCTAAACCACTAAATACAATTATTGAACCAACACCACTTGCAGGAATATGCATTCCATCAATTAGATATTCTGTAATTTCAGTTTGATTTGTATTTAGGTTGTAAGTAACGCGATCTGGTGAAACTCTTGTCCATGCACGAATGCGACTTCCATCTGTTGCTGAGTAACTGTCTAGGACAATTCCATACGCCACGCCTCTGAATAATAAATCCTCCGACAACCATGCATAGATTGCTGAACCTGCAATTCTTGGATCAGGTTGCATAATTGATCGCTGTGGTCGTAAATGTTCTTTTGTAAAATGATTATAACTTTCAATTGGCAATGAACCAATTGTTGAACAAATTATGTTTCTTGCTCTGGCGCAACTTGGAACAGACATTGCTTGTTCGCGTGTTGCAGTTTGTGCTCCATAAAATAATCCACCAACAGCTTGTTGTAAATTGTAAGGCGTATTAGCAGCTGCTACATCTGTTTGAATTTTTGGTGTCTGATTTGTCAGAAATCTATCAAATAATCCCATTAGACCATAATATACCATAAAGTCCTATTTATGCGATTTGTATGTCTATTTCCGTTTCGGGTTGTGTCGCAAAATAAGTAACTAAACTGCTTGCCACACTTGCACAAACTGCCACTCTGCTGGCTCGCCTTCCAATAATCCATGATCCATCGCCATAAGGTAATTTTGCAGCTGACAAGGTTTGCTGTGTTAATTCCTCTTGTCCAGAATGCTGCAATCTGTGTGAGTTAATTGCGCCAAGCCATCTATCACAGCTCTCGGCATAAATAGCACCATCCATGTCGGTTGTTTGTATTCCGGCAGAACTTAGACGGCTGGCAACTGCCTGACTTGTCCTTTTGCTATAAGCCACAGTTTGCGTGTTGTATTTCCTGACATAAGGCGCAATATCGTTTGCGACTGCTAAATCGTTTAAGCTGTAATCATTTGACCAAGTATGTAGCAATTGCACATAAAATCTTTCACCCGATAATCTTTGAGCAGCAACTAATGCGCCAAACTTTCTATCAGGCGACAGATCAAGTCCAAGCCAAGTAGGTTGCTCAGGATCTAGCGGTATTGCATCTATCTTACACATTGCCCACTTTTGCGGATCAATTGCGCTGTTTATAGTATCGACCCACATTGTCAAGAGTTCTGTTTTTACAATATCAGGGGGATCGTTAATTGCAGCTTTAATGTTATCTGGGTGAATTGTAATTCCTAAGGATGGGTTGGCTTGAGCAAATGCAGACCAGTTAATCTCACCTGACGGAAGCAAGATTGGTGCATCAGGTTCAGCACTCCACTCAAACCAACCTATCGGATCGTTGGTTGTAGCTGATGCCAACGCCCTCTCACGCAATTTGTTAAGTATAACTGAGTGCTGATCACCTGCTGAGGAATACACCCAAACCTGCGGATTTTTTGCACTCATCATGGAATAACGCATTGATGACCAAGCATCCTCATCTTTGTATTCTCTCAACTCATCCATGTGAATTGTTTCGGGTTTGCTCAAACCTCTAGCTGCATTGTTAGCAGCCTTGACAACAAACCGCCTGTTGCCAAATAACTCTATTTCCTCCGCGCCATGTTGCCAACGGATTTTCTTTACTTCCTTCTCAAGTGCCGGATGTGTTTCAATTAAGCCAACAATCTGTCTAAATGTTTCAAGTGATGTAGTAAGTCTGTGAGCTGATGCAAGCTGTAATCCTTCGCCCCACACAAACATGCCGGTCAAGATACGCAACATCATAAATGTAGATTTTCCGTTTTGCCTTGAAAGTAAAAGTCCAACCTCATTTGTAGCCCAGCGATCATCCTCTTTTACTTTGTGAGCATGAATTGCAACAAACTTTTGCCAATCCATCAGCTGTATGCCAATCTCAGTTGCAAAATCAATCATCTCTTGACCTTTAGACGGCAAATCATTGAGTTTTGAGCAAATACGCGGTGTTTGCACACCTCCTAATGTCGATTGAGCGTGATCTAGGCTTATCTCACCCGTTTGTAAATCAATCAATTCGATCCAGTCTGATCGTGGCTGATCGAGGTGTTTTGTGGGTTAGAAAAGGAACGGGGGGTCGGTGGTGTCCTT